GATTACTAACTTCATCGATTGGTTCTATGCTATGCACAACGTGCGTGTGACGTTCAACCAAGTCAGCCTTGCGACTGAGCGGTTGTCTTACAGATGGCCTGACGTGTTTCTGCCAGCGTCACAAGAGGAGCGTGGAATCAACGTCAAGAATGCCAAGCAAAGGACACACGTTGAATCAGCGGGCGCGACAAGCCTTGAGCAAGTCATGCAGCGCATGGACATCCTGCAGAAAACACTGAGTGACGTAATGCACCAAGTCAATAAGTTGGTCATGTTCAACGAGCAACAACAACCACCGCAGCACTGCATCAGGTCCGCTGGTAGCTGATCCCTATTGCGAATGATTCGCCGGTGGTTTTCTTCAACGACAGAAAGGCGAAGGACGTGCCAAAGAAATCAAACCGAATTCGGAGACTGGGTGAGCGGGTGTTGGTGGCGCAGGGTGACGGCATGTGGCAGGCGGGCAAGGTGTCCACAATCATCGAGTTGCAGGACGGCGGCGTGGCGTATGTGGTCACGCTGCGGAACGGCAGGCAGGTCTGGGCACCAGCAAACGCGGTGAATCCCGATCCGCAGAGACCACGGGGGGCAGGCCCGACACCGGAGGAAATCCGGCAAATGTGCCTAGAGATTCAGAAGGAATGGTCGGACGAAGTTCGACAACAGCGGGACATGCGCGAACAGCCGACAGCGTGGAGCGTTCCACGGTCGCACTATGTCAGAGACACGCAAACGGGGAGGACGGATTTTGAGCACTAATTTGATTTTCGTCGTGCACGGTGAGCCAGTGGCACAACCGCGGCACAGAGTGAGCACGATCGGAGGACGCGGCAGATTGTATCTGCCAAAGTCACATCCGGTACACGGATACAAAGCCGCGATTAAGGCGGCGTTTATTGAGGCGACTGGCAAGTGGAAAACAATCACAGGGCCGGTGCAGTTGAACGTGTATTGTAGCTTTTCGATGCCCGCATCGTGGAGCAAGAAAAAACGTGCTGAATTGCAAGGCGCATTGCACGACGGGAAGCCGGATTCGGACAACGTGCTGAAAGCCGTCAAGGACGCGCTGACCGATTGCGGCGTGTGGAACGACGACGCACAGGTGGCACTGGCATTCATCAGCAAACGATGGTCAGTGACGCCGCAAACAGAAATCTGGATTCGCGAGTGTGCTCCAGACGCATAACCTTTACAGTGAGGGAATACAAACAATGAAACGCAAACTACCACAGGTCGCAGCACTCCCGCACGATGCACCGGCAATCGAGGAACCGACACCGGAACACCTGTTGCCGGAAAAGCCGGAGGGCTGCTCCCGTCTGGTGATCAGCCGAAAGCCACAGGAATCGTTAGTGATCGACTGCAACGGAGTGCAGGTGCAGATTACGCTGGTGGAGATCCGCAACGACAAGGCACGACTGGCAATCGTGGCACCACGAGACGCGCATATCTGGCGGACAGAACTGGAGGAAAACGCATATGGTCGGCGATGAGCGGATGGCGGCAAAGCTGCGAGGGCTGGCGGTGGGCGATACATATCGACTTCCTGCCCGTTATAGGGTGGAGGTCACGGTCCGCAACATGCTGGCGTCGACTGGGTACCGCTGGACCGTGATTGAGGTGTACACACCGAAGACAAAGACGACGCAATTTACAGTCACGAGGGACGCATGACAGAAAACATATTCGCCCCGTTTTTCGGGGCCGTCGAGGACGGAGCACGGGAGCGTGAGGCGAGGGAATATGGACGCGATGGACCACATGGCCGTTGGGATCCTGGGGAAATGCCGTGGAAGGTCCCGCGGCGAATTCATCCAGACTACCGCGAGCGATTGAGCACAGATGCGATTGATTGGCCGACGGTCGGCGAATCAGGTTCTGGGAGTGATGAGGGGAAAGGTGACGAATGAAGATCACGAGGGGTAAAACGGTGGTGCCGAGACGTGTGATGCTGTACGGCACACATGGGATCGGCAAATCGTCATGGGCCGCGCAGGCACCGGACGTGTTGTTTCTGAATCTGGAGGACGGACTCAACGACATTGATTGTGCAAAGACAGAGCACCTGCGGACGCATGCAGACCTGATGGGTGCGCTGTCATGGTTGTTCGCGAACGCAAACCACGGATTCAAATGGATTGCAATTGACACCGTCGATTGGCTGGAGTCACTCATTCATGGTGAAGTCGCCGGGAAAGCTGGCAAAAAACACATCTCCGAGATCCGCTACGGCGAGGGTTACAAATCCGCGATGGCGTTGTGGGATTCGCTGCTGGATGGTTTGGACCAGATGCGGCGCACGCAGAACGTCGGAATCATCCTGCTGGCCCATACGGCGGTGCGTAAGCACAATGACCCGACAGCGGACAGTTACGACCGATACCAGCCAGCACTTCACGAGACCGCATCGGCACTGATTCAGGAGTGGTGCGATGAGGTGTTGTTTGCCTCCTATCGTGTTTACACGCGGAAAGAAGATCAGGGATTTAACAAGGAACGCACGATTGCAAGCGGTGCGTCAGAGCGTTATTTGCGGTGCGTGGAGACTCCGGCAGCGTTGGCGAAAAACCGCCTGAACATGCCCGGAGAAATTGAATTCAACTGGGCAGCGTATTCCCAGTATTTTGCAAGTGTGTCAGTAGATGCGAAGGGTTGATTACAATGGCGAATCTCAGTGATCTGGACATGAACAACGTGCAGGCGCAGCCTGTGCGACGGCTGTTGCCAGAAGGCGATTATCAGGCGGTGATTGTCGAAAGCAAAATGAAGGCTCCCAAAAGCCCAAAGCCGGGCAACGGTGACATGCTGGAGTTGACGTTGGAAGTGCAGGGACATCCCCAGTTCAATGGCGCAAAGCTGTGGGACAATCTTTGCATTCGTCATGCAGGGACGGCTGGCACAATTGCACTGCAGCGGTTGAAGGCGATCATGGACGCCTTCGGGTTGCCAAAAATCACAGACAGTCAGCAGTTGCACAATCGACTGCTGACGGTCACGGTGGTTCACCGCGAGCACGAGGGCGAGATGAAGGCGCAGGTGAAGGGCTACAGCCCGAAGTGGTCGAGCGGTCAGCCGATGACGCAGACATCCTACGCGGCACCGTCTGCAGGTCCTGCGAATCCGTTCGGCTGATGGTTTAGTGTTGAGGGGTTTGAGACCCGGCAGCGGTCAACGCTGCCGGGTGTTTTGCGGGGAGGGGTGGTAAGTGGAAGCACGTTGGTACCAAAGCGAAGCAAACACAGCCGCATGGCAGTACATCAGCGACGGACGCGGAAATCCGCTGATCGTCCTGCCGACCGGAGCGGGCAAGTCCATCGTGATTGCGTTGCTGATCCGGCAGGCAGTAGAGTGGGGGCAGAGGGTGTTAGTAGTCGCACACCGCAAAGAATTGCTGCAACAGAACGCGGACAAGATTCAGCGTCTGACGGGGCTGAGAGTCGGGATCAATTCCGCTGGATTGAACGAGAGAGACATTGACAGCACGGTGATTTGTGCAGGGATTCAGAGCGTCTATCGGGACGCGGCGGAGTTTGGGCGGCGTGGTCTGGTGGTGATTGATGAAGCCCACCTAATCAGCGACGACGGCGGGAGCATGTACAGGCAGTTCCTCGACGGGCTTCAACAGCACAACCGCAGGCTGTTTTGCGTCGGGTTGACCGCAACACCATACCGCACGGGTGAAGGATCGTTGGCGGGTGACGGAACGTATTCCCGTCAATGCTCCAAACTGTTCAGCGGGATCTGCTATGAGGCGAAAACGGGAGCGTTGATTGAGGCGGGATTTCTCAGCAAACTCACAAACAATCCGGCAGACAGTCAGGCCGATCTGAAGAACGTCAAAGTCAGGGGCGGTGAGTTTGTTGCAGCCGAGATGGAAGCAGCGTTCACGGGTGATAAGATCATTCACGCAGCCGTCTGCGAGCTGACGATTGCCTGCGAGCACAGGAAATCTATTCTGGTGTTTTGTGCGGGGGTGAGTCATGCCGAACAGGTGGCGGCAGCACTCCGGGATCTGACAGCGCAGGACGTGGGGCTGGTCACAGGCGAGACTCACGCAATCGAGCGTCAGCGGGTGTTGTCGGACTTCAGGTCCGGCAGTCTGAGGTGGTGCGTCAACGTGGACGTGCTCACGACCGGATTCGATGCGCCAGGCATTGACGCGGTGGCTGTCCTGAGGGCCACCATGTCCCCCGGTTTATTCGCGCAGATTGTCGGGCGTGGCCTTCGCATTGCGGACGGCAAAACGGATTGTCTGATTCTGGATTTCGGTGGCAACCTGCAACGGCACGGGGCACTGGATGCGGATGATTACGGCATCAGTAAGCCGAGAAATTCCGACGGATCTGAGGCACCGTCGAAGGTCTGCCCGAAATGCAAAAACGAGGTGTATCTTTCCGCCGTCAAGTGCTCCGAGTGCGGGCATCTGTTTGTCCGGCAGATGGATCAGACACCGAGACACGGCGATGAGATCGACACGACTTCATCTATCGTGGGAGCACCGGAGCCGCAATGGTACGACGTGCAAGAGGTCAATTGGCATCTTCACGCAAAGAAGAACACACCGGGCAAACCGCCTACGCTGTGCGTGTCGTACTATGTCAGCGACGACAGTATGCCTGCGGGCAATCTCGGATGGATTGTGGTGCGTGAATGGGTGTGTTTTGAACACGAAGGATTCGCGCTATCGAAGGCGTTTGCGTGGTGGGATGCGAGATCTGTTTTCCCGTTTCCCGCGAGTGTGGCGGAGGCTATCACCGCACTGAATCACGGGTCAGCCCGGAAGCCTTCGCGGTTGCTGGTGAAAAGGGAAGGCCAGTGGGATCGGATTGTGCAGGCTGAGTTCACGGAGGAGAAGCCGACGATGATTCGGGAGCTGACGACGGCGGTGAATGAGTTCGGTGAAGATTGTCCGTTTTGATTTTTTTGGAGGGTGTGACGATGACAGAGCGAACGTGTGAGAATTGCAGGTGGTTTGTCGGCGAAGATTTGTGTTTCCGCTATCCGAAAGAGAACGCGACGGGACCAAATTCATTCTGCGGCGAGTGGTCGGACAAAAACATCACGCCGGAGCAGGAGGAGCGGCGGCAGTTTGTGCGGCAGATATTTCTGGCGATGACAGCGTCAGAATGGGGCGCCAGTTACAGTGAGGATGACATGTGGAAGCTCGCTGGAAAACTGGCAGCAGCAGAACCACAGATTCAGAGGGAGAATGAGCAGTGAACAACGAACCAGAGACACAGGCAACAGACGACCCGAGCGGGCCGGGATGGCGGGAAGTTGGGCCGGATGAGGTCTTGCAGGTCGGCGATATGTTCTGGAAAGTGGATCATTGGGAAGCCACACAGAACGCTGGCACGAAATCGTTCCGATACGGTACTGGATACCGGCGACGCATCGAGCCGCCACAGGCGAGCGACAGAGATCCAGTGATAGATCACAGGCAATGCGTGAAGGCATTGCAGCAGATAGCGCAACTGGCAGACACGGGCAGCAAGGCGCATAAGCAGCGGTTTTGCCCAAACGGTGAGGGCGACGGCATAGCCAATGGGTGGCGAGTCGCTGAAGCTATGCGCGACATTGCGAATAATGTGGTTGGTGGCGTCAGTCTGCAACAACAGCCGAGTGACAGCGAGCCGGAGACGATGGAGGATCTGCGGCGACGATTGGCAGAGTGTGAGTCACTGCTGGCCGAAGCCGATCGTGGCGGCGAGCAGGTCAACGCCGAATTGCAGCAGTTGCGCCAGCAGGTGCAGAAACTGGAGCGGGAACTAAAAGCTGAGCGGGACAGCAGCATGACCGCACTGCGCAGTCAGAATAGACTGGGACAGGAGGCGCTCGCGGAGGCACTGCAGACGTGGCTGAGGCCAGTGATTGAGTTGGTGGCGGAGCATCCCGAGGACGCCAGTTCGCTGGCTGTGGCTGTGCTGGGATTTTTGCCGGGCATTGCGTCCCGATTGATCGAGGAATAGTGATCGACTGGCACGGATGCGCATGATAGGATGCGCGTGGCGGTGTACGAGACTGCCACCAAATTAGAATTCCCGGCGCGTTGCCGGACCAGACCCACCCGGGGAAGCTCGTACCTTCCCCGTGGTGGGTTTTTGTTTGGAGTCCTAACGTATGGATCATTACAGGCGAGTACCGACGGAGTTGACCGCCCTGAAAAGGTGGTGTTGCTGGAAGCTGGTGAAGGGCACGAAAATGCCCACACAGGCAACCGGAACTGCAGCTAAAAGCAATGACCCGAGCACGTGGGCGGAGTTCGAGACGGTCGAGCACTTCGACCGCATCGCGACGTTTCTGGAAGAACCGTATTGCGGCGTTGATTTGGATGGCTGTCTTGAGGACAACGGCAGTCTGAAGCCGTGGGCGTGGGAACTGGTGGCGAAGCTGTCCGAGGTCAGCTACAGCGAAGTCAGCCCCAGTGGACTGGGGATCAAATTCATCACGAGGGCGAGGAAGCCGGACGGCAGCAGGTGCACGCACAAGATCGGCGAGGGGAAGCAGCAGATTGAATGCTATGACCACTCACGATTCTGGACGATTACAGGCGAGGTGTACGCGGGGTGCGATGAGATTAAGGACGGGCAGGCCGTCATAGATTGGTTGTGTTCCGAGTATTTGAGCCAGAAGTCGCCGGAACCGAAGCCGCAAAAGCCTGCAGCAACCGGCAAGAAGGCGCAGCAACCGGCAACGGTACAGCCGGACGCATTGATGCAGCGAGCGTCAGCGTGGATGCAGTCGGTGGAGCCAGCCAGCGAGGGCGAACGGAACAACAAGGCCTTCCGGGTTGCTGGCAATCTTTGGGCCTTCACTGACGGCAGCGGGCAACGGTTGGCACCGGATCAGGTCGGCGAATTGATGGCCGTGTGGAACAGCCGGAATGCATCACCATTGCCTGACGACGAACTGCAGCGAGCGATTGCGAGCGCAAGGACAAACGGCAAACCACGAGCCGACAAGCTGTCTGCTGAGCGGGTGGATTTGTCGGGGTTGGATCTGTCTGCGTTCGTCGCGCCGAAGCCTTCAAAGGAGCCTCGCAAGGTCGATCCGGAATCAGCACTTCCGCCTGAACTGCTGGAGGTCCCTGGATTGATCGGCGACGTTGTCAGGCACAATCTGGCAACGGCACACTATCCGTTGCCTGAACTGGCACTGGCAGCAGCACTGGCGTTAATGAGCACATTGACGGCGGGCAAGGTGATCGACAGAGTCAGGACACGCACGAATCTGTATGTCATCGGGCTGGCGTTGTCCGGATCTGGCAAGGACCACGGGCGGAAAATCAATAGGTTGATTCTGCGGCAGGCCGGACACGCTGACACAGTCGGGCCGGAGCGTGTGGGCAGTCATGCCGGGATCATTGCACGCATGGCGGAGCACTGGCGGACGTTGTGGCAACTCGACGAAATTGCCCACCTTGTGATGGCGATGCAGGACAAGGGAAGCCCGCACCTGGTTCAGATTTCTGCCGTCCTGATGCAACTGTTTTCCTCGGCTGATTCCGAGTGGATTTCGGACGCCTACGGCGACGTGAAAAAAGTGAAGCGGCTGGAGTACCCGCACGCGATCATTTACGGCACAGCCTGCCCGGAAGATTTCTGGTCTGAGTTGACGGAACACAACCTGAAGGGCGGTTTGATCGGGCGGTGTTTGGTTTTTGAAAGTCCGGGGTACGTCCATTATCAAGAGCCGGAATGGGTGGACGTGCCGAGCGACATCGTTGCCCGTGCGCGGTGGTGGCTGGATTTGGACACGGCAGGCGATGGCAATCTCAGCGACATCAATCCACCGGGGGCCAGCCCGCGGCGCGTGGACCGGGACGAACAGGCACAGCAGAGACTTCACCAGCATACAGTGGAGATCAGCGAACGCCGGATGACGGAAGATCCGGTGCGTTCTGCAATCTGGAGCCGAGCGGCGGAAAAGACAAACAAACTCGCCCTGCTGTTTGCGTGCAGTCGGTGCACCGGGCAGGAATGGCCAGTCATTCGTTTGGCGGACGCGGATTTGGCGATTCGGTTGAACAACTGGCTAACACGCAGAATGCTGCGTGGGGCCGATAGACACGTTGCAGGGTCTGAGTATGGCAAACTGGTCCTGCAGGTCAGGCGATTGCTCCAAGAGCGTCCAGGCGAGCCGTGGACGCTGACAGAGATTACCAGACGCACCCGCAAGCTGACGCCGAAACAGCGGCTGGACATTTTGCAGGATTTGCAGACGGCGGGCGATTGTACATATGAACAGGTCGAGGCGAACGGCAAGCGGGTTTCGGTGTACACT